TACATCACAGTTGGCGCAATCGGTGGCGCTCGTTGCCATGTGCGCTTTGACATTACTTGCATAGTTAATGCAGCTGATAACCAAGCCGCACTGGCTAACCTTGAAACTTTAATTTTTAGTGTCACAGACCTACTCGCCAACAACATCTCATTCCTTGGCGGATGGTCACAACCCACAGTCCAGCAGATCGGAAACGCCGACATGCTAATCAGCCAACTCAGCATAGAGATGGTCACAACCAACTAGAAAGGCAAGTCATGCCAGCAACATACATAACTGGTCGGAATCTGACTTTGAGCATCAACTCTGTGTCATACGCTGACCAAGCATCAACAGTTACCCTAGAGCGCGAAAACAACCAGCAGGTTCTAGAAGTCCTATCAGGTCGCGCTTACAAGACCGTAGATAAGACCGCCACACTGAATGTGGAACTATACCTAGATGACACTTCAAGTGCAGGCATTATTTCTGCACTATGGGATGCCGCTAACTCTGCACCAGACACATCACTGGCATTCAGTTTCGATGTCAATGGTGACACTTTCACTGGGAATGTGTTCCCGGTATTCCCAACAGTCGGCGGCGCTGCTACCGATGTATTGACCACATCTCTCAGCTTTGTTGTTGAGGATGGAACAGTAACCCGAGCATAACCGAGAGAACAGGGCAACCATTATGGAATACAAAGTAATAACACAACAGGGTAACAACTACATAGTGAGCGATGACAATGCTTGGCTGTGGGTCGAGATCGAAAGAGAACTTGGCTACACAGTAAGTCAAGCGGCAGAAAAGATGGGTCAAGGATCACTTGATGTGATTACTTGCATGCTTTACAAAGCCGCAAAGACTGCTGGGCATACCAAACTGCCAAGCCAGCAAGCATGGGTTGTTAATGAGTTTGACTCTTTCGAGGTGATAGAGGAAAGCCCAAAAGACAGCTGAGGGATCTCATGGTCAGGATCGCCGTATCAACGGGAATCCCGATGGCAGATCTCATGCAGTGGTCGCTCGCAGACATCAACACAGCAGTCACGCTGATCTCAGAAAGGAATGGACATGGCAACTAGTAAAGCGACAGTTAAGATCGAACCAGATCGCCGCCAGTTGAGCAGTCTTTATAAAGCCTTTCGAGAGATGGATGATGGATCAAAGCAAGCACTCAAAGATGATGTGACATCTATTAGCGCATGGTCAGCATCGGAACTGCAAAACAGTTACACCATGAACCCGTACCCGGCACAGGCTCAAAAGGTCGCAGCTACAATCCGAGCCAATAAAGACCGTATTCCAAATGTAACCATTGGTGGCAGTAAAGGTCGCTTTAGTGGTGGGGCAGTATCGGGCAATGTTTTGTTTGGATCTGAGTTTGGTGGTCCAGCGCCTTTTGCTAATGGCGGCACTCGCTTTCCAGAGCGATCAGCGCCTGAGGGTAGGGGCAACATTGGCTATGGCATTTTTAAGAAACTTAAAGAAATCCAGCCGCGCTTGTCAGCCGAATGGAAAGATGCAGTCAATCGACATGTAATCAAGAAATGGGATGAAAACTAATGGCTGATGTGAGGACTCTCAAACTCAATTTACTTGCAGATGTAAGCCAGTTTGGCAAGACCTTAAAGACTGCCGATCAAGACACCAAGACATTCTCAAGCAAGATGAAAGGCTACGGCAAAATGGCTGCCGGGGCTTTTGCTGGGGCTGCTGTGGCGGCTGGCGCTTTTGCTATCAAGATCGGTGTCGATGGTGTCAAGGCTGCCATCGAGGATGAAGTCAGTCAAAAGAAACTTGCTACAACTCTTAAGAATGTAACCAATGCTACTGACGATCAGATCAAAGCCACTGAAGATTACATCACCAAACAGCAATTACAGTATGGAATCTCAGACACCAAACTTCGCCCGGCACTTGAGATTCTTACTCGCCGCACTAAAGATGTAACCGAAGCACAAAAACTCAATAACCTAGCAATCGACATTGCAGCTGGAACTGGCAAGGATCTTGAGACCGTTGCAACCGCCTTGGGCAAGGCTTATGACGGCAACCTGACATCACTTAAGAAACTTGGTGTGCCACTTGATGAAAACACAATCAAAACAAAAGATTTTAAGGCAGCGACAAAAGAGCTGACAGACACCTTTGGCGGATCTGCTCAAGCCAATACCGAAACTTATCAAGGCCAGTTGGCTATTCTCAACGAGCGTTGGGGCGAAATGAAAGAGGGCATTGGTCAAAAGGCCATCCCAATTCTTAAAGACTTACTAGAACAAGTGAACCTAGTGGCCATTGGCTTTAGTGGCGAGGATCAGAAAAAGGGTTTGAGCAACAAGGTAAGAGCATTGTCCAATGATCTTGAGGGTAAATCTGGCGGCGTAAAACTTGGCGAAAGTCTTAAAGACTTAACCGATGCTTTTAAGACAATGTTTAGTGCTTTGACAAGTAGTGAAAGTAAGAATGGTGTATCGGCTTTAGAATCAACAGCCAATGCCATCACCAGCATCGCCACAGCCATCACCAAATTATCCGAAGCGTATAAAAAAATTAAACCGTTTACAAAGTTTTTGCCGAGCGAGTTTATTCGTGGCAAGATTGGCGATTATTTAACTACACCGGGCAAGGCTGCTGGCGGATTCGTCAAGGCTGGCCAAGCCGTTAGAGTTGGGGAGTTTGGGCCTGAGACCTTTATTCCATCGGGCTCAGGCTCAATTAGTAAGGCATCATCAAGCATGGGCGGCAATACCGTCATTAACATCAACGGCATAGTAGATGCCGCGTCAGCTCGTAGATCCATTGAGCGCCTACTCCAGACCCAGAGCAGAATCAGTGGGCCAATTAACTTGGCTGGCGCAATGCCATGACCGCATTCACTCCAAATATAACGATTTACACACTGCCACCAAATACGGCTCACACAGATCCAAAAACTGAGGTCACGGATTGGGTAGATTACAGGATTAACATTTCTCGGGGTTCATCTGACTACATCACGCCGCCTTATCCCGGGCAAACCACAGTGACCTTGCTCTTTGATGAGAATGTAATTCCAGACATTGAAATCGGATCATGGCTCGAAATCCATGTTGATAGCTCCACTTATTTAGATCCGCCAGTTATTCATTCAGGCAATGTGGTTGATAGATCTAGCCAGTATCGAGCCTATGGGCTTGAGGGTTTTGTGCTTGAATGGTCATTTACTTTAAGCAGTGGCATTTCAATTTTGCAGAATACTAGTTACAATCTTGACACCTATCGCTTGGACATCACAGGCTTCTTACTTAATGACATCATTGAAGCCAGCGCAAGGCAGATGTGGAGTCAAGTTAATCCATTAACCTCATGGGCAAACTATGGGCCTGAAACTTGGGCTGCCGTAGATGATTCTGCAATCTCTCAGATCCCGGCATTGACCTATAACTCAGCAGCTGGGTTTGGTGCGCCAACTCAAAGCCTTGATGTTGGCACTCGTAATTCATGGGATGACATGGTCACATTGGTTTATGGAATGTATGGATGGATCTCGGAAACGCCATTGGGCGATCTGTATGTGGAGTTACCCGTAACTGCTAGGACTCCAGCGACTTTTGACATAACCCAAAACATGATTAGACCAGACATCATGGGCGGCGACAGAATTAACGAAATTAGAAACCAAATGACAATTACTGTCTATGGCGGTACATCAAAAACTTATTATGACAGCGACTCGGTTTCGCTTTACAACGAAAGATCTGGCAGTCTGACCACATACCTAAACGGCACACCAGCCGCCGATACAGTCTCCGGCAACATTCTCAATGCTTTGGCTTACCCATTATTGAGCACCGAAAAGGTAAGTGTTGATCTACTGAATCCGAACATAGGCGACACTTTAAGGGATCGGATTCTTTACGACCCTTTGGCTATGCGAACTAATGTTGAAGCCCCATTGCCTATGGGTGGCACACAGCCTTACTTAGTAGTCGGAATAAACTTTGACATCTCTAAGGATTCTTTTATTGCGGATCTGACACTTTGGCCACTAGCCAGAACATATGTAGCCCAAAATTGGCTGCAAATCCCTTATAGTTATACATGGACAAGCTACGGCGCGGCCTACCCAACTCAACAATGGCAGGATTTATAAAATGGCAACAACAACCCCGGTCTTTGGCTGGACAGTACCTACCAGCACAGACCTAGTAACAAACGGCGCTAGCGCTATCGAAACCCTTGGCGATTCCATAGATGCCGATTTTGGCTCGGCAAGTTACCCAAGCCAAATTGTAAACAATACAGGTGCTACTACTCGCCCTTTGCCATTTGCAATGCAAGCTGGAAATGTGGACATAACTCCAGTGGCCAGTACCGTTACAGGTGTAGCAGTAACCTTTTCGACTTCTAGATTTAGCCAAACACCCCGTGTTGTTGTCGCCGCTAACAGTGCAGCTGCTGCCTTAAGAACTGCCACATTCAGCAGCGCATCAAATACTGGTGTAACTATCAACATTTATAGAACAGACACAACGGTAACTAGTGTCAACTGGGTAGCAATACAAATGACAAGCGCAAATGGAAGTGGATGATCATGCTTAATTACTTATTAACTTGCAAGACTGTTGAGTGTGAAAACTTTGATGTAGCAATCCCATTAACTACTGATGCTCAACTGTTTTTGTGTGGGCCTTGTGGCAATGAGATTGCTGTTAAAGAAGTAGTAACTGATGAACCAGTTGCAAAGGCAACTAGAGCCAAGAAATGAGCGCGTTAGTTTGGCTTGCACATAGTCCCCTAGCATCGTTTATTAAGGTGTTTGGGGCAGGTGTGCTGGGCTGGCTACTTATTAACGCCGATACTTTAGGCATTCATCCAGCCTTAACCATTGGCCTAGTGTCTGCATTACCGATCATTATTAACTGGTTGAATCCAGAATATGACAATTACGGCAGGGCCAACTTAGATGAAACCGATTAAGTCTGGAGTCGTTTCATTTCCCTACGGGGCTAGATACCGCACTGGCGGAATACATAAGGGCATTGACTACGCGGCATCCATTGGTACTCCAGTTGTAGCAGCTGTGCCGGGCGTAGTTGTACACGCTGGCAAACACATCTACAAAAAAGGC